AATCATGGATGAATCTGTCATTTCAGATGCTGAGTTTGATGCTCTTGCAGAACGTATAGATACTTCTGTGAAAACAGGTAACAGAAAACTTGATACGTTCTTTGCTAAACACTTTGAGCCACACACAGGTCAGTGGATACACAATCATCCAGAGAAGCATCAGCTAAGACGTATCGTTGATATTATGAGGAAATGATGACAAACCAATATTGGCGAAATGAATTGAATGCAGAAGCAATGTCAGGCTCAGAACTGATGATGCTTGGGCTCGAAGAGAACCTTGGACAAGAGTTCCTTGAGCCATTTCATTTCACGCTATCTCGACTTCGTGATTTGCCAGAAGATAAAATTCGTATCTACTGGGCACATGATATGGCCGAGGACCCTGAGTCAGAAAACGCACTTGCAAACGAAGGTTGGCAGCGATTTCATAAGATTGTATTTGTCAGCAATTGGCAAGCACAACAGTTCATCACACGATATAACATTCCATGGTCACGTACGATCGTGATGCGCAATGCTATCAATCCAGTTGAGTGTGATGTTCTTGAGAAGTTTGATTTCAGTGATGCAACACGAACAGTCAAAATCTCATATCACACAACACCACATCGTGGGCTTGCTCTTTTGGTGCCTGTCATTGAACACATGCAGAACGAACTGAAAGAAGCAAACATCGATACACATGTTGATGTCTTCTCTTCATTTGGCATCTATGGTTCAGCATGGGATGAGCGTAACAAGCAGTTCCAGCCTCTCTATGATCGTGTTGAAAACAATGAGCAAATGACATATCATGGATTTGTATCAAACGAAGAGCTGTATAAGCATCATGCAGATACACACATCTTTGCATATCCTTGCATTTGGCAAGAGACCTCATGCCGTGCTTTGATGGAATCGATGTCAGCAGGTCAGCTATGCATTCATCCAAACTATGGCGCACTGTTTGAAACTGCTTCACAGTGGACTGCAATGTATCCATGGAATGAAGATGCACAGCAACATGCAATGGGCTTCTATCAAATGCTACGTAATGGCATTCAGTTGATTGTTGAAAACGACGAGGGTCTAAAGGATAAGCTCCGAAGCCAGAAAGCGTATGCTGATATGAACTACTCATGGCAAGTTCGTTCTGCAGAATGGACTGGCATGCTAAACAGCTTACGTGATTTGCCACGTGCACTTCCAAAGAAGCCATCAGCCAAAGGCGACCAGGTATGGTCCTATAGCGTTGATATCTAACACAAAAATAGGCAGTTGACAAGTCAATCGTTTTGTTGTAATATATAAACAATAATGATTGAGGTAATTACAATGAATATGCTAATCGCAGATATGGATGAGTTGTTGGACTACTTCTATAAGTCCAACTACAAAACTCTTGTTAATCCTGATATGGCTCTGAAAAAGAAACCCACACAAACAGATGCCAAAGCAGCTATTGAGTATTACGGTGTGATTTTGGATATGATACAAAATCCAGATCCAGATGATCTCCGTAAGCTCAGTAAACCACAACAAACCAAATATATCAAGCAAATAGAAAAGATCATTGAATGCCTTTCTGTGTTCGTTAAGCGCAAGCCACGAGCAAAGAAGAAGCCATCTGTTGATCGTATTGTGTCAAAGCTTAAGTTCCTTCCGAACGAAGGTGTGTATGAGTCCATTGAACCTGGTGTTATTCTTGAATCCAACATCCTGTGGACCTATAACATCAAGACACGCAAGTTGACAAAGTACCAGGCACCAGATGATAAAAAGTTGTTAATCAAAGGCACGACTGTTATTGACTTTGATCCTGAGTTGTCATATACAAAGACTATCAGAAAGCCAGATGACATTTTGCCACAAATCGTTACACTTGCAAAGAAAAGTCTTGATATAACAATCAGTGATCTCAAGACAAAGGCGACTGTACCAAACGGACGTATAAACACAACCACACTTCTCTTGAGGGCTTTCAAATGAGCGATGATAAAGTAGTACCACTATTTCCTGGTAAGCCCAATGCAATTGAGTTGTTCAGTGACACAACCAATATAGAAGTCGAAGAGCTTACAGAAGATGAGATTGAAGCACTAGCAGAAATACAAGAAGACGGTGAGTTAGCCGGTATCGCTTCTATGCTCACCGCTTCTGTATCAAATCAGTTAGCATCAGCTGGATATGATATCAATGAAGCACCACAAGACTTTTGCTTTGCCATGGAAGCATTACTGTCTATGCTCATGCGCCTTCGGGGTAGAGAGCACACACTACAGACCATGGCTGATAACTTAATCTATATTGAAGATGAGGAAATGTTGATCTATCAGTTCATTCAACCGAAGATCACTTTGAAAGATAATAATGCAGATAGTTGACCTGTCACAGGTGTTGTTTGCCACATTCTTTGCGAGTGTTGGCAATCACACGAACGTTGATATTGAGGAAGGTCTTGTTCGTCATATGGCACTGAACAAGCTTCGTGATATCAACAAGAAATTTCGTAACAAGTATGGCGAAATGGTCATTGCCGCTGATAGCACTAACAATTGGCGCAAAGAGTACTTCCCATATTACAAAGCCAATCGTAAGAAAGATCGTGATTCTTCTGACATGGACTGGGGCAAAATGTTCGAGTGCATGAATTCTATTCGCCAAGACATTCGTGACAACTTTCCATATAACTACATCCAAGTTGATTGTTGTGAAGCTGACGATATCATCGGTGTTATTGTCAACCATGTTGCCCCATGGAAAGACGATGTATTGATTGTTTCTGGTGATAAAGACTTCAAACAGCTTCATCGCTATGATTCTGTCAAGCAATATGATCCTGTTCGAAAAAGATTTCTGACTGTTGATTGCCCTGATCAGTATCTCTTTGAGCACATCTTATCCGGTGACAAGGGTGATGGCATTCCAAATATTCTATCTGATGACAACTGTCTTGTTCTTGGTGAACGCCAGAAAGTTCTGACATCAAAGCGCAAGGGGCTTCTTGAAGGTATTCAAGGTCGATTCGATGATAAATACTATCGTAATTGGGTAAGAAACAAAACGCTTATTGATTTGAACAATACACCAGAAGAGCTAAAAAAGGCAATTCTTGAGCAATACGATGAAGGACCTGTTGTAAAAGGACGTGGTAAGCTACTTCCTTTCATGATGAAACATAAAATGCGTAACTTGATTGAACATATTGGTGACTTTTAAAGGTATAAAAATGAAACTTAGTATGTCTGAAATTCTTCAGAAAGTTGAAGAGGCATCTAGCCATGAGGATAAAGTGGCTATTCTGAAAAATAACTATGATCGTAAGCTACATGAAACGCTTGCTTTTGCATATGATCCACGGATTACGTGGACTCTCCCAGAAGGCACGCCGCCATATACTCCATCACCAGATACCACTGATTCGAAGCTCGTGCTGTTCGCTGAGCATCGCAAACTTTACCTATTCTTAAAGGGTGGTAAAGGCGATCGCCTGCCAGCAATCAAGCGTGAGAAGATCTTTATCGATTTGCTATCAACAGTTGATCCAGAGGATGCCAAACTGTTGCTATCACTGAAGAAAAAAGAGATTCCATATGCATCGGTCACGCGTGAGTTGGTAGAAGAAGCTTGGGGAGAATGCCTGTAATGGCTAAATCAAACAATCGTCGTAAAAATGACTGGTATGACGACAACGAAGATTTCATCACAGACAGAAAACAGAAGTCAAGAGATCAGAACCGAAAGCGTGATAAACGTCTCAGAAATGCTATGAAGTCACGTGATATCGATACTCTATTGCAAGAGGACGACTACTAATGCCATATTATAAGTTTAAGGATGAGAACACCGACAAAGAAGTTGAGTTGTTCATGACGATTTCTGAGCGCGAAGCATTCATTCGTGATAACCCAAATATGATTCAACAGATCAACGGCTTTCCTGGTGATGCTGATAGCGTCAAGTTAGGCCGGACCAAGAATTCTGATGGTTGGAAAGATCTGATGGGTCAAATTAAGCGAGCCAATAAAGGTTCAACAATCAAAACAAACTGGTAGGAGGCAACATAGACTTTCATCTTGATATATTTGTTATGAGAGGTAAACATAACAAACAGGAGAAGCCAATGTTATCAAAGGCCAAACCACTAACAAAGCGTGCTAAGCGTGAACTGCGTAAACAAGAAAAACTTACAGTAAACGCTGGCATGCAAATGGAAAAAATTCAACCTCTCACTGAAAACCAGGCTCGTGCATTCGAGTCATGGGCATATGATAAAGATCTGTTCCTGCATGGTTCAGCAGGAACAGGCAAAACATTGATAGCATTCTATCTTGGCTTACAGGAAGTCATTAATGGAAATGCTGACCGTGTTATTGTTATACGCTCTGTTGTACCATCACGTGAAATGGGCTTCTTGCCTGGTTCAGAAAAAGAAAAGATGAAAGTCTATGAATTGCCATATTATGATGTCTGTAAAGTTCTCTATAATCGTGGCGATGCATATGAGATTCTGAAACAAAAAGGAATCGTTGAATTTATTTCTACAAGTCATATTCGTGGTATGACCTTTGATAATGCTGTTATAGTTGTTGATGAGTGCCAGAATATGGCATGGATGGAACTGAATACCATCATGTCGCGCATTGGTAACTACTCACGTTTCATCTTTGCTGGTGACACAAAGCAGTCTGACCTTGATGAGCGCAAGGGCAAGCACGACCTTCAGAAGATGATTCATGTTTGTAAGAATATGAATTGCTTCGACTTCATTCAGATGACACCAGATGATGTTGTTCGTTCGGGTAAAGCTAAACAATATATTCTGGCCTGTGAGCAGTTAGGCTTATAAGACAAACACATATCACTAAGGGGTGCTTCGGCACCCTTTTTTGTTGATAACAAGTTTGTTATTATTCTGTGATAATTTGTTACTCATCATATTTGTGATTGTCTCATCGGATATATGATGGAAATGCATACAATTGTATTATAAATATACTTGCAGGCTGAATGATATCTTTTCTAATGTTTCATTATGACACCTGCTAATAATTGGTTGTTGCTGCTTTTTCAACATGTTTATGCCATGTTTTATAATGTCACATTGATTTGTTTGAGCAACTATCCACTATGGTATTAATTTTATTACATAAATTTAACAGTTGACATGTCCGCTCAACCGTGTATAATGATTACATGATTGAGAGAGGACACACGTCAATGCATACGTTTGAATTTGACCAACTTGAAACATTCAAGCTTACACAGGTCACCCTTCCAGAAGGCCGCCACTATGTCACATCTGATGGCCTTAAACTAGATTCCGTTACAACAATTATCAGTGAGCGTCTTGGCTCAAAAGAAGCCATTGCTAAATGGCGCGAGCGAGTTGGCGATGAAGCCGCTGACCGTGTAATGGTTCAGGCTCAGCGACGTGGAACTGCTGTCCATGACGCCATTGAAAAGTTCATCTATGGTGATGAAAAGTGGAAGCTTAAGTTGATGCCAGTCAACAAAGAAACCGTTAATAACATCACTCCACATCTTATTGAAAACGTCAACCTTGTATATGGTCTTGAGCACCGTTTATATTCCACTAAACTCAAAGCCGCTGGAACTGCTGACATGATCTGTCAGTGGAATGGTGTTAACACGATTGTTGACTTCAAGACATCTAAGCGTATCAAGCAAGAAAAAGATATTGAAAGCTACTTCCTTCAGAGTGCGGCATATGCATATATGATGAAAGAGCGTTTTGATATGGACTTTCCACAGATCGTCATTGTTATGGCTGTCGATAATGAGCCTACACGCATCTTTCAGAAAAACGCTGCTGACTTCATGGATCGCCTCTTTGAAGTCTTTGAAGTGTAAGCAATTGATATCTGAGAGGAAACTCGATAGTTGACATTTCCTCTCAGATTGGTATAATAGCTACATAATCGAGACAGAGAGAAAACCAATGAACATCCTGATTGCTGGTGACAACCTAAAACTGACCAATCGTCAAGTTGAAATCGTCGCACTCAACATGGCCAATAATCTTTGGAAAGAAACGCCTGATATCAATCTTGAGATTAACTTTGAATCACAAGATGACGTCAAAGGATTTGATGGCTGTTGTTGGTATGATGCAGATGACAAATGGCCATATAAGATATGGGTTCGATCATCACGCAAGATTGATACACAGCTAAGTACGCTTGCGCATGAGATGGTGCATGTGTGGCAAATGCATCGTGGTGATATCAATCCGATGACAACAACAATATATAATATCAAGAAATACAAGCACTGGCAACACGAAGCAGATGATTCGTACTGGGACAACCCAATGGAGATTGAAGCTTTTGGCCGAACGCCTGGCTTAGTTGCAAGGCTGTATAACACCAACCCTGAACTGAAAGATTAAATGATGAATAGTAAACTAGTTTTGGCCATCGTCGTATTTGCTGTCATGTGTCTATTTCTATTTCCAGGAATGTCACGTGCCGCACCGACTGATATCAGCAATCCTGTTTGTGGTTTCAAACCAATGGTAGAAAGAATGCTAAAAGGCGCTGGTGCTGAAATCATTAGTAGATCAGTAAGCGAAAGTACCATGAAGTTTGTTGCAACAAATCGTTATGGTGCTTTCTGGGTTATTGAAGCTTATAAGAGCAATCCAAAGGTGCTTTGCATTCTAGCTTATGTTGGAGCGCCTGGCTCTAATCCTGCTTAACAGTCACGACCAGGATCAAAGGCACAAACTTTCCATGAGTCATCAACGTACTTTTTCTTGCAGACTCTTCGGTATGTTTTTCGCTTTCTTATACGTTTCTTTGGCTTCGGTTTAACTTGTTGTTTTGTAACGACCTTTTCGGTTTTCAAAACAAACTCAGGTGCGTCACTTATACCAAAGCCTTCTTCTGGATATTCACGCTCAAACGGAGCAAACACAATAGGATCGATTGAATCATTGACGCCATAGCCCTCATCAAACAAAACGTCTGGTGTGATCGGCTTATTCGTTTCTTCTTTCATGCAATTCTTGACACCTGAGATAAGGGCAATAAACATGAGTGTAAAAATTACCAAACGTACCATTATGTTGTTTCCTTTTAACTCTTGTTGACTTATAGCATAGCATGGTGTATTTATAACTTCTCACTACAAAATGAAAACTTCTACATGAGAAACCACTAACCAATAGGATTTATTATGAAAAAGATCATCGCACTAGCACTAGCAGCAACAACAGCATTTGCACCAATCGCAAATGCTAGTAAAGTTTGGTTTGGTCCACGAGATTCGGGACCGTGGCGAACCCAAGGGCATTTCGTTGAAGGCGAGAAACTTACACACGCATGGTGTGTTACCGTATCAGAGTTTCACGTTAGTAATCGTCCTGCTGGTATGTTTAGCATTGGTGTTCGTGTATCTGACTGGGTAGATCAGTCGAATCAAGGGGCATTAACTTCAGTGAATATCTATTGGCCGAATCTACCCCTTTTGGCATCTGGTCAAAAAGAACTTCGTGGATGGGCAGTTGCTAGAGTGGGCGGTAGAACAGTCCGATTCAATAATTTCACTTACGAAGTTATTGGTGATAACACAGCATTGAGCGTGCCAGTTGATGTTAACTTCGTAGAAAATACATTTCGCAAGGGTAGCTGGATTAAGTTCTATATTACGGATGGCAGCCGTAATTATTGGGTTAAAATGGACTTGCGTGGTAGTGATGTGGCAGGTGAACAGAACCGACAATGTCGAGATACATTCTCAGCGTATATTAAAGAGTTTAAGAATTCTAAATGATAGCCTAGTTGATAGATAATGACCCTTTGGAATGAAGTAAAAGAAGAAATACAACTAGCAAGAGTTGCTGCAACACAATCAAGAATTACATATAGAGAACAATTTGAAATGCAAAAGAATGTAGGACAACATGTCATCTTTGATTGGCACTTCCATGAAAAGGACATTCATCACCTAATCAATGGGACATGGACTGAACTCATGTGTGATGCTTGCAGAGAGTGTGGTGCCACCGTTCTTGATAGTAACACACGTGCCTTTGGTGATCGTGCAGGATTTACCTTTGCTGTTATCCTTGCTGAGTCACATGCCACATGTCACACCTGGCCAGAATATGGTTTGGCGACCTTTGACATCTATACATGTGGCACAGTTAATCCAAAGGCAATTATGACTATCTTTAAGCAGAAATTATATGATGAGGGTATATCACTTAAGCATTATGATGAGCAGATGATCAATCGTGGTTTCGTATATAATGAGTACGACGTAAATCAACACATGTTGGATCTTGAATCATGATTGAACCAAAATACATGAATATTTACCCTAAGGCTTGCTCTTATGTCCTTGGATGCTATGGTCTACCAATTCTTGTTCTGCAACATCTAAATGAGCTTTCTGAACATCGTGAAGTTGCATCATCTCTTGGTTGTATTGAATATATCATTGATAGTGAACATCCAGAATGGAAAAGGGATGAAATCTACTATCGTGGCATGGATCTTTCTGATTATGTGCGATTCGATAAGAAGTTCAATATAGATATGACCGATGTGATGGATATAGCTCCAGCTGATAGAAAGATGCTGATTACTGATTCACAACGGTTCATAGATCACGAACCAACTTTAGTTCAACAGACGTTTCTGCTATCACGAAACATCAAACACACCTTTGAATTTAACCAATAGGAATATCATGAATACCACAACTAAAATCTCACTCTTTCTGCTAGTCGTCTTTGCCATCAACGTTGCGTTTGGCCTGTCTGCTGTTCAAGCAGAACCGCGCTTTTCTCTTCGTGTGACGCCAAATGGTATTGATCTGAATATCATTCCAAAGAAGAAGCTACATCACCATCGTCGTGCACATCGTTATGCAGAAAGACGTTGCCGTGTATATCATGACATGTGGCAGAGAACAAACCGCAGATTTTGGCTACGTGACTATCGTCAGTGCTATCGTGCAGCCAAGCGATATTACCGCCAAACACGCTAAGCCATTGATATCCTCCATAAAAACGGATCTAAAATGACCTACTTTGTCCTTGTAATCACATCTTTCAACTTCTTCACTGACACACAAGAGGTGAGAACCGTTGACTATCGGTTCTCAACCTATGAATCATGTCAGGTCGCACGTCATATCTCCACCAAACAAGAACCATTAAAGTTCGTTATCAAGGCTGAATGTGTTGAGAAATACTAAGCCATTGATATTGTTGATGAAACTCTACAGTTGACAAACGCGCCAGAATTGGTATAATGGTTACATAATCAAGGAAACGGAGACAGACATGACTGACTTAGAACTCACACATCGCGATATGATCATCGAAGAGCTCACACTCGACTTTGGTGCCAGTGCAGAAGTTCTTTTTGATGCATATGAAGAAGTTTTTGGTGAAGGATATGCAACTGACGCCGAAACAATCATGGATGCATATTATGGTCAATATGAGTCTGAACTAGAATTTGCATATGACATGGTTGAAAATACTATGCAAATTCCAGCTGAAATCGAACCATATTTTGACTATGAAAAATATGCACATGATCTGTTCAACACAGACTTCATCTTCGAGAATGGTTTCGTGTTCTTTCGCTAGGCTACCAACTAACCCATTATAAACGTTGACAAAATCGGAGATAAAAATGTCAGCTCAAGCTTATGAAATGCAGTGTGACGCTCTTGTTGATGCCTACATCACAGGTGCGCTTGTAGTCAAGAAGCTCAAGGCACCAT